CAAGAATATTTGCCTCTACTGTTTCCGATAGATTATTACTATTAGTATAAGATGTAGATGTTGACCATCCAGTCTTTGTTACCTTATCTCCAGCTGTACTATTAACGATAACGTTATTGTAAAAGATCCATGGCCCATTCGTAGGTAATGCATTAATTAGTTCGATAGGACCAACAATAGTATTGTGGTGGATATATTCAGCTCCTGTAGTCTCATTCCATTCAAAATTGAGACGTAAAGCATCGCCACTTGCTACCTTCACATAGTTATGGCTTATCTCCGTATCCATCAGATCAGGATAACACTGCGTCGATATCCCGGTTATAGTGCTGCCTGTTATTTTATTCCCCCGGATTGTCCAGTTTTTTGTGTCTGTTTTTGCGCTAATCGAATGCCCTGCTATATTAGTTACGATGTTATTTTCTACAAGAGTTTTAATTGAGTGATAACCCAAAACAAAGAAACCTCCGGCACCAGTTACCCCACTTGCAATGTTATCCTGTATCGATACCTTCAGACCATCTGTTACAAAAAATAGAGAATTATTCCCACCGCTATGATGGTGATCAATGCCGTACGTGGTATTCCTTCGATATGTGGTATCATTCCCACCTGCAAAAACGATACTCTTTGATCGTGTACTACCATTTACATCAAATGTCAAGCCATCAATGTAGGTATTATCACTATTCTGATAAAACATAATATAGGCGTCATTTCCATCAGAATTATGATTAATGACAGGGGTCTCCCCTGGATATGCCAACCATACTATAGGTTTGTATCCCTCAACAAAAGGGACTCTACACTCATTATCTACATCAGTTTGATCTGGTAGGCAATTTTCTTTATATGCATTAAGTGCATATGTTCCAGATTTCCAGTATAGAAACTCCCCTGAATACGATTGAGAGTATTTGGAATCATAGACTGCTCCTTCGTAGAAATCAGCCATTGTCTTCCAAGGATTAGCAAAAGTTCCAGTCCCACCACTAGCTACACTTTTTCCATTCACAGCATCAATGAATCGAAATCCTGAAGTTGTGACAGTAAGGGTCCAACTCACCGTCTGTTCTACTGTAGTTGAATCAGTAACTTTGGCCGTAATTGAATAAGGACTCCCACTTGTAATTGGATTTGCCCACGTAATTTCTCCAGTATCTTCATTAATTGTCATTCCAGATGGTGCAGTAGTGAGAGAGTAAGTGAATGGATACACCCCACCTATTACTGCCATCCTGACATTGTATTCAAGATTTGGATAAGCCTTATAGAATCTATTAAGAGTGTTGAGTCCTGCTCTAGGCTGAATTATTTCCAGAGGATAATTTGCAGTACCTACAACTACAGGAGCCACATAGACACTACTTCCTAATAGTTGCCAAGCACTCAGAGGTGATGCCCAGAGAAGGGCAACTATAAATAATATTAAGGTCTTCATGCTATCCTCAAGGAAGTTGGAATACTGCAGTACAGGAGAGTCCCTTATGAGCCGGCGAAGTGATGGTATTAACATCTAGATAAAGAGCATCTCCAGTAACAATATCATCATTTGAAGTATTAACAACTTCATCAGAGGCTGTATAGCCATTATAGGCTACTGTTACTCCTGTAGAAGTCATATCCACAGCAGTAGCCCCTCTTAGTCTCCTTACAACTACAGTTGTATTACCTGATGTGGCTGAGTTAAGATTAGCAACTGTGCAAGTTAAATCTACCAAATTCATTCCGGTCATGGTAACAGGAATTACAGCCGCCTGAAGTCCATCAGCTACAGTGATAGCAATGGAAGAGTTATACAAAACCCACCCAATCTCCTTTTTATTAAATGAGGAGAAGAGAATATTCTTAGTACGCCAACTATCCTGAGAGTCCACAACTAAGAACTTATCTCCAGCTACAGGAGTAGTCTTAGTAGGATAACTTGATTGAGGTGCCGCCCATACCTGATAGGGTGTCACCAATATGGTAAGGATGGGGATGAGATATTTTATCATAACTAACTCCAATTTCCTATATTACATTATGTAATGTAGCAATCATCTCAGACTGGGCAAATATCCACGAAAGAGATTGTCAGCTTATTCCAAGGAATTCCAAGGGGCCAAGTTGCAGAATATAACATAAGGGTGAAGGTGTAAGTTCCGGGCTCAATATCTAAGGCCCCCAACTCCAATCTTAAAAGTCCATTCCCTGCAGTCCAATCAAACATCCCTGACTCCTCTGGAGCCGATGAGGAGATAATTAGACTACAACCTTCTTTTATTAAGTCCACTCTGGTGATAGTGGTGAGGTCTACGGCCCCATCTGGATCCTTGATCTGAATATCCTTGGGATCGTTGCGATTCAAGTATATGGTTATAGCTGTCATACTAGCTCCAAAATCCTAATAGGGGTTACATCCTTGGCCTGACGGCCAGAGTCAATCACTTTGATATTACGCCTAGGTGTTACATCCTTAAGGTGGTAACGATTGCCCCGAGAGATATCTGTGGATCTGGTGATATACATCAGAGATCCACTCACCAGATAAGTTTCACTTAGGGCATTCAATTCATAGGGCCATACTACACTTAATTCAGCCCCAGTGGTAAGATAGGAGCCTGGAGCTGCAAAGAGATCCCACACTGTAGTAAGAGTTAGATCAGCCTCAGATCCTACCACCTCCACATAGGCTCCAAAAGCCTCCATGAAAGCAGTACCACTTGCTGCCACACTAGTACCACTTACTACCAACTCTCCAGATTCTGCCTGAAGGATTCCTGCCTTAGTGAGAATGGCATTAATCCCTGAGGTATTATGGGATTCAGTCTCGAACTCAGCTAAACGCTCTACTACCAATGGAGTAGGGGCCCCTACAACACTCATCTCCCCAGGATTCGCATACAAGAGAAGTGGAGTAACTCCTACTGCCAGAAGCTCAGCAGGACTTCCAGAAGTTGTGAACTCAGCAACAGAAGTACTTGGAACATACTTCCTGACTATTGTAGCCGAAGATCCTATAATACTTTCCACTCCCGGAGATGCCACAAGAGAGTAGGCCACCCCTGGTCTAAAGAGCTGTGCTGAAGATCCAGTGACTAAGAAGGTTCTAAGAGCTGCATCAAGTACATAGTCACTAAGACTAGTGATTGGATCTCCACCAAAATCAGTAATTACAGGTCCTAAGATGTCAGTAATAGGAACCCCAGATCCTGGGATATAAAGTGCTCCATAAGTGAGAAGGGGATCAAATCCCTCCACAGTATATCCTAAGGTATCTACAGATATAATGAAATCAGTAATATCTACAAATACTAATTCTGCAGCATCTCCGGTTACATCTAATGCTCCCGGAGAAAGCTCTAATACTCTAGAGATTACTACAGTACTAGCACTTCCACTAATTAAAAATTCCCCTGAATTAAATACTATTACTGGATCAGGTTTGAGGGCTATAGATACTGCTGCCCAACTATCCCCTGTAGATGTACTCCAATTCGTCCAAGCAGCAGGATCTTCCTCACCTGATCCACTCCAAGTTTTACTAGCAGTAGCTAAAGTACTATAAACTCCGTTAGGGTTCACTGCTGAAACAGCATTAGAATACCCAGTAGGAGGAGTTATGGAAGTATCTGCTGAAGTTCCTAGGCCTACTACTAAAACCTCTGCCCCAAGAGTCACAGGAGTTATTCCTGCCCCATCTGGGATTGCGGAGTCTATACCACTAGCTGTAGTAGATGCTACGTCTAATGGGGATAGAGGATCTACACCTCTCCATACTTCAGCTATTGCTAGAGTATAGTAGGTGGAACCTCCAGTAATTCCCTGAATACTAATAACAGTATCAGGAACCTCTCCCATAATCTTCCAACTAACAGAAAGATTTGCATCACGAGAATCACTAGCATAGAGATCTGCAATTTCTGTATATCCTCCAGTGAGAACTCCTATAGACATATCACTATAGGTAGCACCGCCTACGGCAACAATAACCAGATCTCCCTCTACACAAGTGGGAAGTGTGAGATCAAAGGGGGAGGTGTTATTAGCCCTAATGTTAGTGCTATCTATGAAGGAAATAGGCATAATGTTAGGCTACAGTCATGATGGTGCCAGGAGATGCATTGTTGAACTTCACTGTAAAAGTCTCAGTGTCATTCAAGGTGATGGAGGATCCGTAGTCCCACCATGCGATGAGGGCATCAGCTGGGGAAGTGGTACTATCGTTGTAAAGTACTGCGTAACGGAAAGGGCCAATTCCACCAGGAGTTGCCGTGAATACTACCTGTGTCCCAGATATGGTCATCGTACCACTGGCCTCAGAGGTGGTGACTGTGGTAGCAGTACCCCCTGAGGTGTACCCATTGGCTGCCGCGGGTGCAGCATGGTTGGTAACTGGATCAAATGAGGTCTGGGTGTTAACGGGGAGAGTGTTAGTCAGGGCCACCTTGAAAGTGTGTGCTGAGAAATCATGCTTACCCTTGGCCAACTGCTCTACGAAGTCCTGGAATTTATTGTAAGTTGCCATATCTCACCTAAGTTGAATTTGCTATGTTACATAATGTAATGAAGGAATACTTCCTACTAAGCTCCCACTACCCGATCAGCCCTCAAAATACCTGCAGCATCCAACTCAGCCGAGTACACCACCGTCCCCCGTGGCCCAGTCCGCACCTGCGTCGTCGGTACGAGGGTGGCGAGGTCTACCTCTGCGCCGTTGGTGAAGGTGTCGATGGCCTGGAACTTCGGTCCGAGTGGGGCCTGGATGGTGATGTCGGGGTAGACGGTGCCTGCTGTGACTGTGGCGTCTATGCCGAGGGGGCCGGGGTATTCCAGCGCTGCGCCCTGTGCGTCGGTTGCCCCGACAAGTGCATCTCTTGCGGGAAAAGCAGGGCACGCTGCTACCTGCCACGTATCTGTTGACGATAATACCTGCCCTGCTGTCACCGGCATTGCAGTAAGAAATGTAGGATTAACCGAAGAGTATATCTTATTCAGCAGGCCGTTTGAGGTATCCTCTATCCTATATTGTTTCGGGGTATTGCTGCACAATCTAGCCGCAAATCCTACAGAATCATTCCACAGGAATGCATCCGTAGCAAGCACAGCCTCCCCTAAATATGCGCTGTTGTTGGCTGATGGGGTATAGTCTACCATCCATGCACTTGAAGAACCGGTTGTGAGTGAGGCATCAACCGAGAACATCCCTTGATATCCAACCACAGTTCCGGCAAATAGAAGCTGCTGTTGCTGCTGAATTTCCAATCCGCGTGAAGTCGGTTGATATAATAGTGAGGCTGTCCCGACTTGCCCCTCAGTTGGATGCACCAACGACGATCCCCTGGCAATACTAATGGATGTGGATGTGACGGACTCCCCAATACCGAGAGACACTGGGCTTCCATTGTCAAATATGGAAAAACTCGTCAGCGTCTCGTTGCCGTGTGATATCCCGTACCACTGCGCCGACATGCCGGTCGGAGTATATGCCACGGCAAATTCTACCGCACTTGTTCCCCAATATGCTCCAAACATCTTGAACACGCCAGACACCCCAGTCTCGGTATTGCTGGCTATCCCACCTATATACATTTTATAATCGGAAGCGGCGGCACGCTTCAGGTGAACGTTTGTCATCCTGACGACATGAACACCAGGACTTAGATTGCACGTAAGGAGTGTCTGCACGTCCCACTGAGCCGATACAGCATACTGATCCAAGACTCTATCTGTTGGTTTTAGTGGTCCCCCGTTTGCAACAAGCGCTGTATCTGCCAGAGTCCCAGCAGTGACGAGTTGTTGCGCTGTTGGCAATTTATCAGCAAGAGGAAGGTCGTCTATTTCAACCTTGCAAATCCCATTAACAGAGGCAAGTGCCGCCCTTAACAATATAGTGGTTGCCCCTGCCGCAGATGTGAACTCAACAAACGCGTTTGTTTCTGATGTGGTAGATATGGACCCACCAAAGGCAGGAGCGTATACAATATGCGACCATGTGCCGGTGTAACTAAGTGTTGTGCTATCTACTGAGTACAATGTCCGGTTGATGGATATCTCACTAATATAAAGCGTTGCATTGGCAAATTTAACCGACAAAATATCATCGTCTGCCATCAGCATGTCGAGAGTATACGCTGTTGCTCCTGTCCTGGTCAGCGTAGACGACACATTGCATGTTGGGAATAGGCTATCAACATCGTTTCTGGTGTTTTTCAGCACTGCCGGGACACGATCTGATCCTGTGAGGCTAAACCCAGCCTCATTCGCCCACATCGACCCGCTTCCATCCAGCCGCTCAGTAATCGCCGTGCCCACAATCCCGATCAGGTGATGACCATTACCCGAGGCATCCAACTCAGTAGCCTGGCCGACATTTATCCCCTTCCAACTCGCCCACAGCACCCCGTCCCGGAACACATCAATATCCCAACAGTCAGGCCCAGGAAATGTCAAGGTGCCATTCACGCTGCATGTCGGGTCAGATGGGCCACTGGCGGTGATGGTGTCTGTGGTCAACAGACCGGTTACTGTGGCACTGCCCGCGCCTGCGAAGCCGGAGCCTTTCACCTGTTGGGTGGTGTGACTAGCTTCAGGTTTAAACGCAATAAGTTTACCATCGCTAATAGTAGTCTTGTACCATGCCAAGAGATTAGTCAGGTCAGGTTGAGGAGTAAGGGTGCCTACCCTGTTGCCACGTGCAACTGGCTTGCCAACACTCTTAGAGATTGCTTTAGAAATGGCTAACATCATCCCACCCTATTAGAGTGTTTCATAAGTAATATAGACAGGACTAGCAGAGGTCCCTACAATCTTATACGTGCCTGGGGTCAACAAGATAAAGGAGGAGTTGATGTTACCAATCCTCGGGGTTCCATCCACTACATGGGGATAGTACTCACTATCCGGACCTTGTTTGAGAAGTCTCAAGATGTCATCCTGTGTGATACTGTAAAGATTGATGACAGTATTGGCTGTCATAACCACGGGATCAGAATCTACTGCCCCTGCAACTCCATCAACCCAAGTAGTTTCGGCCATAACTTCACCTTATGTCTAAATTTGATTTGCTATATTACAAATTGTAACGTAGCAACATTGTTTATCTAACACCACGGTACTCAAGGGAGTAATGATTGCCGTCATTGAAGCGACCTCCCCAACTCCCGCCTATGGATTCCCAGTATTCACCCACAATTCTGTGGGCCTCAGTGGACTGGAGATACTTCTCCCCCTTGAACAAGTTTATATCTAGGGCCAATCTCAGCTTATGGAGAGAGTTCGGTAGACCATAAGGGGAATCGGGGCTACGATAGGCATCACCTAAGGTGAACTCATAACCATTGTCATGGATGAAGATGAAGAGTTGAGCCAGGAGGCGAGTGAATTCTTGCTGACGTTTGAGAAGTGGTGACATCACTTACCCTCCTTCAATATTCGAGTTATCTCATAAATAACGCCCCCACCCATAAGACCCATAATCAGAGTGACTAGAATAGCTACGAAGGTCTTCCTGATAGTAGATTTACTCTCACCCCATGCTGCATTGAAGGTCCTGAAGAATTCAATCGCCGCATCCATATCCTCCGGCTTTGTATGCCCGAAGCGACAATTTATGTCAGTATGTTGCTGCTTGTAGACTACTGCCTCCACTATTGCAGTAATTGCCTCGAGGTCCTCGTTAGTAAGATTGTATCTCCGCCTAGAACCTGCCCTATCACTGTAACCCTGTCCAGCATACACTTCCATCTCCTCTGTCATCACTTCTCCTAGGCCTCATATACCTTACGATTAAACCTCTTAGATCCTTTCTTAAGCATATGCAGCCTAATGACCAAGGTCACCTGGCGCGCTACCCAGGGCCACAGCCCCTTCCTTACCACCGTATCATAGTAGAATTGGTCAGCTTTGGGCTGCTCTACATCAGGCAATCGCTCACTATTTATGAGATCACAGATTATGTCATGACCACAACTCGCCTCGATGGTTGAGGGGAAGTTAGGAAAGGGTCCAGAGTTCCCATCCCACGCATAACCCTGATATATATCTAGCTTACCTGAAGGGTAGAGATGATAGAATTTATCACTTATGTCATAGCCGTAGATCGTTGTCTGAACAAAGAAGTCCTCGGCCACGACCCTATCATACCCAATCCAGTATTTCACTTAGTACACACTTTGACGCCAGTAGGGAGCTTCTTGAAATGCTCACAACCTTCACCTACTCTACCATTAGAATCAAAAGAGAAGCAAGGATTTTCCATGTTGCAGTACCTGTCCTTGACCCCATGGAGACCATTCTCATCTCTATCACTCATATGCAAACTGTCCTCAGCTATGACTCTCATAACTCCTCCGAACAGCGTCTAATCCTCACAATCATCGTTGTCAGAGGGCCAGCCACAAACTGGGCAAAACCCTCCTGTATACCTGTGACCACATATTTCACACACTACTATCATGACTACTTATTGTAATAAATAGTGACAGAGGTACTGGAATCTTTCCAGGGAGCGTGGAGGTACACTCCGCCATGAGATGTTCCAGTATCACTGTCACCTTCACCATTGGGGCCGATCCCGGGCTTATACACAAAGCCATACATTGGTGCAGAGGAGTTCCTTGAGCAGGAGGCCTGATCTCGGCAGTTCTTGGAGGTATTGGCTACGGTGAATTCCTTCCCCGAGGAGAATACGAACTTAATGGGCCCAGGTCCAAAAGAAGTCCCTTTCTTATTGATCCTCCAAGCTTGCCTACCATTACGTACTCCGTACGAATTGTAAGACTCCTTGGAGTTGTACTCAAGGGATTCACTCACTCCTGGCACCCCAGTGCCAACTTCGCCTTCCTCAATCACTGGATCTTCACTGGGCGTAGGAGTAGGGGTAGGAGGAATCACCTGAGGTGGCTTCTCCGCCGCGGGCGCGGTGGGCACTGAGGAGACTACTGAATTATCTGTAGACGAAGTGGCCACTGGAAGGTACTTGGCCACAGAGTCCTTAATGCCTTCGAGGGCGGACATCGCCCCTTGGGTAGCTGCGCTACCACTTGCGTCCTGCGTGGGTGAGGCTGAGTTGGTGAGACCATCGGCCTCGGTCTTCATAGTTCCCGTCCCCGATCCGTCCACCTTCTGAGAGAACGCTATGTCGGTGAAATTGATACTGGCGGAGCATCCACTGATGGTGCCCATCATGAGAGAAAGTGCTACTATAACCGAGGTGTAAAGGTTCATCTTGATTCCTCCAGAACAAGTTGTACCGCTAAGAGGTCTGAAGTGGCCTCTGCGCATGCGCGGCGGTGGGTAGGTGGGACTATTCGTTAAGACCCGCTAGTTCTTGGGCCCTCTGCTTAATCCTGTCAAGGTCTTCCATCGAAAGGTGGGCATGAACACCACGGGTATCCACCCGTTGGATGGCCTTACCCATTTCGCGATCCAGGAGACCATTGGCCTCTTTGAGGATCACTGAAGCGGAGGCCTCTTTACCAAGAACAGAGCCTGCCTCCAAGACCTCTTTGATCCTCTGTATTGCCAAAGGTGCGAGATCTGCGATCTCTCTGGCAAGATCCACTGTGCCGGCATCCCTGGCCGCCCTCATTATGGACAACTTGTCCTTCACCACTGGGGAGTTCTTTACATTAGAGACAGTCTGCGGAGTACATCCCATCGCCTCAGCGATATCATTGTTAGACTGCCCAAGGACCAGCCGGCGTGCTATCTCATGATGATTGTCCCACATCTCAGAAATCTGCCAGCCACCTTTCTTCTCAGTCCCCTTCCTACGACGACCATCCTTCCTTGAAGGATCCAGGAAACGATCCTTAGGGTAGGCATAAGTCTTAGTCTCCCCCGAAGGTGTGGTATATTCTACAGTTCGTAAGTCTAACATAGTGAGCCTCTGGGTTAGGTAAAATTCCTGCCTATGTGGGAATTGTACCAGACCTGAGGCATGGTGTCAATGAAGTAATTGGTATATTAGATAGGACTAGATCACCAATTCTATCACCAAAACCCTTCATGTAATCATCCTCATGGGAGAATCCTGGGCGAAGCCCAAGGGTCTGCTCGCTGTCGCTCGTTCCGCACCTGGTGAACACCCCAGTGTTTCGGCCCAGACAGAGGTCCTGTGCTATGTTCCATATTGTAACATAGAAGATTCCATTCCCTATATTACATTTTGTAACATAGAAGATTCATTTACACCAAATGGTGCCTAATCGAATTCTTGCACACAATGTAGGCAAGGGGTTCTAATGCGTCGCCCACTAGCTTTCCCCCATCGACCCTGGCCTCGCCAGCATGGTGATACATGGGTTTGACATCCTGATGGTGATGGTGTATAATGTATTTATTGAAAGGGGCATTAGGCCCACACTTAGAACCATCACCCAACGAGGTAAGGCTATGGAAATGAAATTCAAGATTGCATTAAGTCAGGAAGCCAGGGACGCCGGGGATATTCACGAAGTAGTGGTGAATGTCGAGAAATGCGATGACGCTACCATGCTGAAGTATGCACTCAAGGCATACACCGTGGAGATTCAATCACAGATCAGGAACAACTGGGACCAGTTCATGAAAGGGGACTATCCCCGGGAATTGACCATAGGTCAGGCCATGTTCACGAAGCGAGTGGTCAAGGTCATGACCATTGAAGAACAGAAGAAAGCCGTAGCGGCCGATATGAATAAGTTGAGCGAGACTGAGCGTCTCGACGCTCTGGTCATGGGCGGATTCATTACTCAAGAAATGTATGATAGCCTTATCGAGGCAGCCGTGGCTAAAGAAGATGCACAGGAGGCATAACATGAAACATGAATGGTATGTATGGTTAACTGCAACCAGGATCAAAGAGTTCGATACGAAGGAAGCCTGCCTGAAGTATGCCAAGAAGCACAAGAAGGAAGCCTATGAAGACATCGTGACAAGGGGCGGACTTATTGTAGATCGAGAGAGAATTTATACACCTGAGGATTAAAGGTGATAAAGGAATGGGTTATGCTCCCACAGGTGGCCCATTTCCTACATTACATTATGTAACATAGAAACCCATCCTATCATGGAACCGATAAGGAGGATATGAGACCAGAGGTCGAATGTAATGCATGTCATATTGTCATGCAATGCATGGGGTTGATGCATGTCATGCACCGCATGGACCCGGTCTGTGTGCGAAATTGTCATGGGATTTTATGGGGGTTAATATGATTTGTCATGCTTTTAAAAAATCTATATATAACTAAGATAGAATATATAATACTAATATTACATATATACATTAATTACTACTTATATATAAATCACTTATGTTAAATGTACCATTGGAATTGGCAATGAGCGTACAGACCGTACCCATGACATACATGACTTACATGCAAGGCGTCACAACCATCACATGCATTACAATGGGTATCTATGATACCTCTAGCCAGGAAATATAATTATGCCAGATATTGACAATGCATTATGGGTATGTTAAAATAATGGGACAATCAGACAGAACCTTAACTTACTGGAGGGCCTATGACTAGGAAGTATGTCAAGAAGGGTTTCATCATGTATGAGTTGTATGAGAAGGGTAAACTCGTAGCAGAGATTGC